GTATGGCGTGAGTTTGCGGCGGAATTTGAGTGGAAAAAATTTGGAAAGGGCTTGGATTGAAGACACCGAAGATACCTGCGGCGCCTGCCGGGTTGAGCGTAGAGGCGAAAAAGCTTTGGGCCAAGATCTTGCGGGAGCTTGGGGAGTTTGAGGAGTCGCAGTTGTGGCTTTTACGGACCGGGCGGGAGCAGTGGGATGAGATGCAGGCGGCGAAGGCCCAGGTGAAGGCGGATGGGCGGATGGTGCAGGATCGATTTGGTCAGTATAAGCAGCATCCGTTGCTGGCGAGTTTCAAGGACAACGCGAACGGGGTTCGGAACACGTGGAAGCTGCTCGGGCTTGATTTAGAGGAGGATTCTCAGTAGTGCCACGGGTTCGAAAAAATCCTCGGCGAGGCCGTAGGGGCCGTGGCGGTCTGACGCTGTTTCAGCGGGCCTACCTGCTGACGGGCCAGGCGTATGACTTCCTTCGGGGCGAGCGAGACCCGGACGGGACGCCGTTTGCTTCTCCTGCTGCGGTTTCGACGGCCTGGCGGACGCATCGCGGGGAGCTGGAGGCCGAATGTGGCGAGATTGTGAAGCCCTGGGCGCACTTTGCGTGCGATTTTCCCCACGATGGGTGGGAGCAGGCCACCGAAACGGCGTCCGATTGCTGCTATCTGGACGGTTTCGAGGGGCACCAATGGCACTCCGAGTACGCCAAAGCAGCCGAAACGCACCACGAGTGGCCCGAGATCAAGGGCAAAATCGGCTTCGATTCCCGGTGGGTGCGCACCTGGAACGACGTTGAAGCGGTCAAGAAGGGCGGTTTTTTCGACAAGGCACGGGCCTTTTTTGCCGCGGGCTTCTTCCGATTGCTCCGGCATACGGTTGGCGAGTGGGCTGGCCGCATGTTTCGTCCCGAGGCATGGCAGGCTTTCGACGTGATCATGCCGTTGTTCGGCTGGGTGCGCGAAAACCTGACGCGTCGGTTTCGAAAAGGGCACATTGAGATCCCAAAGAAAAACGGCAAGAGCATGATCTGCTCCGGAATCAGTTTGCTGCTCATGCTTGGGATGGGCGAGGCCTCTGCCGAGGTGTACAACGCGGCTGGCGAAAAAGAGCAGGCCGTGATCGTCTTCAGCGAGGCCGAAAAGCTCGCCAAGGCGAGTCCCTACCTGGATGGCGTAGTGCGATGGGTCACGAGTGCCAAGCGCGGGTACCACGCCGAGAGCGGGAGCCTGTACCGGGCCCTATCTGCAGAGCACAAGAACAAAGACGGCTATAAAACCTACGGCCTGATCGTCGATGAGCTCCACATGCAGCAAGATCGTAAGCTCTGGGACGTGCTGATCTACGGCGGCCGTGCGCGCCGCGAGCCCCTTTTCCTCGCGATTACCACGGCGGGCGAATACGATCCCCACAGCATCGGCTGGGAACAGCACACCTACGCATGCCGCGTGCTCGAAGGGGACGGCGGGATCGGTCTTGACGTGGCGTTTTTCGCGTACATTCGGTGCGTGCCTGCCGAGTTGCAGGAACGCTGGATGGAGCCCGAGCTCTGGTATCGGGCCAATCCGATGCTGGGCATCACGATCAACTTCGACGACTTCGCGGCAGAGGCCCAGGAGGCGTTTAATTCGCCCAGCAAACGGGCCTCCTTCATGCGGTACTCCCTCAATATCTGGGTGCAGGTCCAGGAGGCCGCGTTCAAGATCGAGCGCTGGAATGCCTGCTGCATACCCGGTAAAGGGATGGAGCGCGTTGCCACCATCGAACAGCTTATGGAGGGGCGTCGCTGCTTTGGCGGGCTTGACCTGGCGGCGGTCAACGACGCGTGTGCGGCGGCCTTGTGGTTTCCTCCTGAAGACTATCAGGCGCCGGAAGAGCAGTTGACAGTTGACAGTGGACAGTTGACAGCGGAAGAAGAAACACCACAGACAGGAATGTCTGTGACCCTCTCACTGGAGGATTGCCATTTTCTGCTGACCTACTTCTGGTTGCCCAGGGGGAACATTCAGGATTTGGAGCGGCAGCACAACGCGCCGTACGGGCTGTGGTCTGAGGAGGGATGGCTCCGACTCACGCCCGGGGAAGTGGCCGACTACAAGCAGATTCGGAAAGACCTGGTCGAACTCAATGAGCGCTGGAAGCCAGAGCGATGGAACTACGACAAGTGGAGCGCGGCCCAACTGGTGACCGACCTGCGCGAGGCTGATGGCGTGAACATGGTGGAATTCGGCCAGGGCTTCGGCTGGATGAACGCGCCGACGAAAGAATTCGAACGCCTCATGATCCAGGGACGGATTCGTCACGCGGGCCACCCGATGATGGACTGGATGATCGGGAATTGTCAGTTCGCGGTGGACGCCGAGGGCCGGGTGAAGCTGATTAAGGCGGGGAAGAAGAACATCAAGTACAAGATCGACGGGCCGATTGCTGGGGTTCAGTCGCTTGATGGGGCGATACGATGCGCTGCTGCGCCGATGCTTACGGCGGGTAGCTTGATTGTTGTTTGAAGTGAACCGAAGAGAAGAATTTTGACCACGGAAGTGCACGGAATGGGACGGAAGAAATGAAACGAATACCTATTGCTGTAGCGAAGCGTGTCGCTCATGAGTGCGGGCTTTCGCAAATTATCCTGGTTGGTTGGAATGAAGATACAAAGTCTATGCATGTTGTCACATATGGGCGTACGCTTAAAGATTGTGAACAGGCCGCGAAGGGTGGAAATTTTGTCAAGAAGGCTCTTGGTTATCCACCTGAAATGTGCGAGGCGAAACCATCTCGAGTTCTTGCGAAGGAACGAAAATTGGGTTTAAGGAAAAGTGAATAGGTATTTTGACCACGGAATGACACGGAAAGGCACGGAAAGGAGAAGGAAACAGTGAGCGCCATGAATGGGATTCGTAGGCAGAAAGGTAAGCCTGACGAGAAAGTAGAGACCTTCCGAGGCAAAACGTGCAGCGAGTGTGCTTGGTGGTATCCGAATCCCGGCCTTGAGACCAGTTTCCCGGATGATGGCCTTTGTTGGAATGCGAATGTGGGAAGTCCACCGCAGCACTACGGCTACCACGAGGCATGCCCTGTGTTCGTGTCGAGGGATGGCCAATGAACAAAAAAGACACTGCGCGCATTTTGGTTACGTTGCCATTCGTGATGTGCTCTATGAGTCATTACGTGGGGCAGTCCATGCCGTTGGAGCCGGGAGGTTCTGCGCCTCCATTGGCCAAGCGAAAGAAGTTGAAGGGCTGGCAGAAGGGAAAGCGACGTAATGGCTGAATACCTGCGACCTCAGAAGGGTGGGGCGTTGTGTCCGGCGTGCGGGCAGTTGACGGCGGCGGGGCGTGTGCTGCCTCCCTCTGATGGGTGTCGGATTCGGTATCATTATTGCATTTGCTGCAGGACGGCGTTTAAAAGTGTGGAGAAGCTGCTGACTGTGGAGGTTGAATTTGGGATTGCGAATGTAAAATAGAAGAGGTTTTACCACGGAATAACACGGAAAGGCACGGAAATGTTAACGAGTAGAACGTTTACGGCATCAGCCTTGGAGTGGGGAGAATCTCCTGGTTTTGATCTGGCGGGATTGAGCAAGAAAATAGAATTGTTGAAGGTGGAGCGATTCCCATTGCGGAAGATTTATTGCGAAAGCTTTGACCTGTTAAGAATCGTCTTGCGGGCGGAGTCCTTCTCTTTGGGCGAAATAGGAATACTGAACAGAATCGATGTGCAGGAGTGCGGCTACCTGTCGTACGTGCGCCTTCCTGAGGGGAGTTGTGCCAAATTTCTTTTTAGTAATTCCGGCGAGGTGGCCGTGCTTCTTCTTCCTTCATTATCTGTAAAGATGCCGCGTGGGTTCGGTTGGTAGCAATAGGAAATGCTTTTCAAAGTCAAGGTTCTTAGTTCTACAGCGTAGAAATGGGGGCCTTTTAAAGTTGTTGGATTGGTGGCATGCTCCATGCGTGATTTGCATGGAGTTTTTCTTTTGTACGATGAAGCGGAAAAGAGCCTGGTCTGTGGCGGGTTGCTGATGTCTGTGGGCATCGGGAATCTGTTTGGGTTCTGGGTTGGCGTTATCGCCGGGGGATCGATGCTGTTTGGCGTCGCGCTTCTTGTCGTTTGCGTCGGTCTGCTTGGGGGGCGCGGCTGATGGGATTCGTCGCCAGCGCCATCGAGCAACGGGCTACGCGGTTACCTGGGGTGCATCCTTCGTCCGGGGCTTCGAGTTCCATCTTTGGCAACTACGGCTATGGCGACGACGCGACGGGTATGAACCTGAGCGAGTCGGAGGTGCTTGGTTGGCCGGCGCTTTTGCAGGCGCTCCGGATGCTGGGCGGTTGCATGGGGATGATGCCCTGCCACATGTATGAGCGCGGAAGTGGCGCCACGCGGAAGCTGACGATCAACGAGAATCATCCGTTGCACTGGCTTCTCCACGAAGAGCCCCACCCTGAGTACACGCCTTTCGAATTCTTCTTTGGAATCCCCTTCAACGCGACCTTTCGCGGGAACTATTTCGGTCAGATTTTGCGCAATCGGAAGGGTGAGGTACAGCACGTATTCCCCCTCGATACGCACCGCATGACCGGGATCCAGCGCGTCTACGGGAAGCTGAAGTTTTTCTATCGCCAGGAAGATGGGAGCACGCGACCTTTCGACGATTCCGAGATTCTGCACGTGCCTGGATTCCGCGATGGGATCCTGGGCTACGCGATCAACGAACTTGCGCGGACCTCGCTTGCCAAGGGCGTGGCCATGGACCGTTTCGGCGCCAGGGTATTCGCGAGCGGCATGAACGCGGCGGGGATTCTGGAGTCTGACGCCGGGACCGGCGATTTCAAGAACCTCGATGAAAAGAAGAAGTTCATTCAGGGCATCAAAGATGCGCTGATGGGTGAGGACAACTGGCACACGGTGATCGGGCTGCCCGCAGGCATGAAGATGCGGACGCTCGGGGTAAGCGCGAAAGAAACCCAGCTCGTGGAGGCGATGACCTTCCAGGTGCAGGAGGCCGCGCGCTTGACCGGGGTTCCCCCGTCTTTGCTGATGGAGAACAGCCGGAGCACCTTCACGAACACGGAGCAGCAAATGCTCCAGTTCATTCAGCTTGGGCTCGGGCAGTGGGTTGTTTCGGTCGAGCAGCGCCTTAAAAAAAGCCTGATGACCGAAGCGGAGCGGAAGAAATTCACGATCAAGTTTCTGGTGGATGCGCTGCTTCGGACCGATCTGAAAACCCAGAACGATGCCTTGCGCGTGGCCGTGGGTCGTCCGTGGATGTCGGTGAACGAAGCGCGGGACCTCAAAGAGCTTGCGCCTGTGGCTGGCGGAAACGATGTGCTTGCGCCGCTGAATATGGCCAATCCGGGCGGGAACCCTGGGCAGAGCGATACACCTGCCGCCGACCCACAGGCGGGGGCCGATGGTCAGGCACCACCACAAGACGGCGACGCGAATACCAGGCAGTTGACAGTTGACAGTGGACAATTGACAGCGCGGGAGGGCGAAAAGGCCCTGGGGCAGACATTAGGAGGTTTCGCGTGAAGGGACTGATTGAGAAGCGGGCGGTGCCTTTTGAGGTACGGGCTGAAGGCGACGGGAAGCGCAGGCTTCGTGGCGTGGCGGCCGTATTTAACTCGGAAACCGTAATAGGCGGTCAGTTCCGGGAAGTGATACGCCCTGGGGCCTTCACAAAGACGCTTACCGAGCGCGATGTGAAAATGCTCTGGAATCACGATTCAAACTTCCCGATGGGCAGCACACGGGCTAAGACGCTGGCACTCCAGGAGAGCGCGCGGGGCCTTGAGGTAGACAACGATCCGCCCACGAAGGGGCACAACGAAGGCTTTATCGAGAGCATTCAGCGCGGCGACGTGACTCAGATGAGTTTCGGATTCGAGGTGATCAAGGAGAACGTGACCCGCTTCGAGAACGGGCTGGACCTGCGGGAGATCCTGGAGGTGAAGCTCTGGGAGGTATCGCCGGTGACCTTCCCCGCTTATAGCGATACCGAGATCGGTATGCGCGCGCAGGAAGTTCGGGCGGGTTGGGAAAAGGATGGAATTTTGCCGGGTTCGCTGGAGCGGGCCGGGCTGGAAGAAGAAGCCAACGACGACACCACTCCGGAGCCGGGCGAACCCCACTCCGTCGAGCCGGACGAGGCGGCGGGAATGAAGCAAACCGAAGCGCGCAGGCGTTACGTCGCGTTGCTGGAGAATTAACATGAAAAAAGTAATCGAACTGCGACAGAAGAAAGCCAAGGCCATTGAGGACATGCGCAATCTGATCGACAAGGTGGAAGGCGAAGACCGCAACTACACGTCGGAAGAGCGCGCGGAACTCGAACGAATCGAGAACGATGCGAAGGGCCTCCAGGAGCGCATCGAACGGCAAGAGGCCGTTGATCTGGAAGAGCGCAGCCTCGGCGAGTTGGCCGATGTGCAGGTTGACTTCAACCAGCGCGGCGGGAATGGCGCTCCTTCGCTGGAAACCGACAAGGCCCAGCGGGAGTATCGCGCTTTCGAATCCTGGGTTCGGAACGGCAACATTGCCACGGAACTTCGCGCGCTTCAAGTGGACCAGGACGTAACCGGTGGCTACCTTCAAACGCCCCAACAGATGGTCGAGAACATGCTGAAGGCCGTGGACAAGCGCGTTTTCCTTCGTCAGTTGGCGACGGTCTACCGCGTGCCCAACGCGGAAAGCCTTGGCGTGCCGAGCCTCGACGCGGACCCCGCCGACCCGACTCGCACCACGGAGATCCTGAGCGGCAGCGAAGATAGCACGATGGCTTTCGGCAAGCGGAAGCTTACGCCCTCGCCCTTCGCGATCCGAATCAAGAGCAGCTCGACGCTTCTGCGCAAGGTGCCCAACGTGGGCGCGCTGATCGAGAGTCGTCTTGCCTACAAAATGGGCACGGTGGACGAAAACAGTTTCCTCAACGGCAATGGCGCCACCGAGCCCCTGGGCTTGTTCACTGCGAGCGAGAACGGGGTGCCAACCAGCCGCGATTACAGCACGGGAATGCTGGGGACCTCCCCCACCTTTGACGGCCTGATGGGGATGAAATACACCCTGGACGACCAGTACTGGCAGAACCCTGCAACGCGGTGGCTCTTCCACCCCGACACGATGCTTGCGATTGCGAAGATCAAGGACGGCGAAGGCCAGTACATGCTCCGTGAGAGCGTGCGGTCTGGCGAGCCGGACCGACTCTTCAATATCCCGATTGCGTTGAGCCGGTTCGCGCCGAACACGCTGACCACGGGCCTGTATTTCGGCATGCTCGGCGATTTCTCCTACTACTGGATTGCCGACGCGCTAGACCTGCGAATCGAGCGCGAGCCGCACCTCTACCGCGAGACCGACCAGATCGGGTTCTTCGCGCGCGCCGAGGATGACGGCATGCCGGTGCTTGCCGAAGCATTCGTGCGCGGCAAACTGGGTTAAGCAGCGATTGCGGGCGAAAGCCCGAGCCGAGAACTGAACATTTAAACCAAACACACTACGTCGGGTTGGGCGGGGTCCGAGAGGATCCCGCGCCCGGCGCGAAAGGTTAGCGATGAACGCAAGCAAGAATTTCAAACTGGTACTGGCGAAGGCTGGCCAGGGGTCTGCTGGAACGGCGATCAATAGCGACGGAATCAATACCGAAGGCTATGACGGCGTGATGTTTTTCGGAACGATTGCGACGGCGAACGCGGCCAACTTCGCGAATCTCGCCCAGAGCAGCGACGACGGCAGCGCGGACGATTACACCGATCTGGCGGGGACCAAGGTTGTGCCCGGCACGAACGGTTATTCCTTCCTCATTGACGTGTACAAGCCGACGAAGAAATACGTGCGCTGCGAGATTGATCGCGGCGGCGCGAACACGATCACGGGTGACATCTACGCGCTGCTCTATGGCGCGGCGAAAGCCCCGGTGACCCACGGCACCACGATCAGTGCCGAGACCCACATTTCGCCTGCGGAAGGCACTGCGTAATCCTTCAACCTCAACCATGCCGTTCATGGTTCTCCTAGTTGGGTGAGCGGCGCGCGGTCTACGGGCTGTGCGTCGCTCACAGGAGCGGGGAATCAGAACACGGAGATAGAACATGCCGAAAATGCATTTGCTGAAGCGATACGCGAGCCCTGCCGGAAATTTCGCGCCGGGTTCGACAATCCAGGTGGACGAGGCCGAGGCGGAAGCGCTGGTGGCTGCTGGCGCTGCGGAGCGCATTGACGCGATGCCTGCTTTTGTGGCGGAAGCGCCGAAGAAAGAATCGGCCAAGGCGAAGCGCGAGACGGCGACGGACAAGGGCGCGGAGAATCGCGAGACGCGCGACGCTGCGCCGGAAGCGCCGAAGAAGGAAGAAGACGCGGGTCAGTGACCTGACCCGAGCAGCCGGAAAACGAATTTTAAACAGGTGACCCCTGGAGGTATTTGGTTATGAGCGGTGAAAACGCGAAGGTGCACATGAAGCAGGGCGGCGACGAACTGCATGTGAATGCGGGGGGCAAGATCTCTGCCGACACGGGCGCGGTTACGATGTCCAGCAATGCGGGGACGTTGAACCAGATTGCTGGCAAGGTGACCAGCGAGAGCCTTACGACGGCGGCAGGATCGGCGCAGGCGCTTGTGCTGACGAACTCGCTGGTTGAGGCTGGCGACATCGTTCTGGCGCTGATCAATGGCGGTACCGATACGAACGGCAGCGTGGAACTGAAGGCGGTGGCCACGGCGAACACGATCACGTTCACGCTGACGAATCGCCACGCGAGCGCGGCGTTTAACGGCACGTTTATCATCGGCTTCCTGGTCATCAAGCAGAACTGAGGCGCGCCATGTATGTCGAGAGACACGTAGTACCTATAGTGGTTAACGCCAGCGGAGACGCCACGGCTTACACCCCGGTTGTGAATGGTGGCGTGCTCCAGGTCCACTTCATCAACACGGATCTGGCGAGCACGGTTGACATAACGATCACGGGTGAAACGACGGGCCAGGCGATTTTTGCGCAGAGCGATATAGCAGCGAGCTTCGTGAAAGCGCCACGGCAGCCACTCTACAGTCAGAGCGGCGCGGCGATGCTCTATGCCTCGGGAGGGACTGCGCTTGCCGGGCTTATCGTGGTTTGTCGCGAGCGGATCAAGATCGTGGTTGCCCAGGGCGGAAATGGGAAGACTGGCGCGGTGCATCTGGTGATTGGCTGATGAACTTTTACGCCACACTGGAGAGCGCGAAGCGGGCGGCACGCGCTGTGGATTCGAGCCGGGACACGCTCTGGCTGGAGAAGCTGGACGCGGCGAGCCGTGCTATCGATCTCTTCTGCGGTCGTCACTTCTTCACGGTCGAGGGCGTGCGGTACTTCGACGGGGCGTGTCGCTTCGAGGTGTGGATCGATGATTTCCTCTCGATCAGCGCGCTTGGCATGGACACGGAACGGGACGGCACTTTCGACGGCGAGAGCTGGGTGGAAGGGCAGGACTGGATTTCGCGTCCTTACAACGCATGGCCGAAGATCGGTATTGAAATGCACGTGGCGGGTCGGTACGGGATGGTATCGGGACGGCGGTACATAAAGGCTACCGGGATTTGGGGGTATGGCGACGGCCAGGGTGTGAGCCCGTGGAGATCGGTTGCCCTTACCGGCACCGTGGCCGACGACAGCGCGACGACCTTGACGCTTTCGGGCGAGGGGACCATCGAGACCGGTGCGACCATAAAGATTGAAGACGAGCAGCTATTTATTGAGTCCATGGCGGAAGGCACGGCGACGGTTGTTCGCGGTGTGAACGGGACCACGGCGGCGGCCCACACCGACGCGGCGATATCGACGGCGCTTTACCCGGCTGTGGTTATCCGGGCGTGCGCGACCCTGGCCGTTTCCATGGTGACCCGGGACGGCAAGGCTGCCTATAAGAGCGAGCGAATCGGGGACTACGGCTACACCTTTTCGGACTTCCAGGAGGATCAGAAGTTCCTCGGGCGTGCGCTGGGCGGGCTGGTGCGTCCGGTATAGCAATTGACAGTTGATAGTTGACAGTTGACAACGAGGACGCCCTTTGGGCGGGAAGGATAGTAGACCATGAGCCTTTCGAGTGTATTGATTAAAGCCGGGATTACGGCGATTGAGCAGCTCAGTGACGATTCGCTGGCGGCCAACGCGAAGACGGTGCAGCACACCCAGTTTGACGAATCGATCACGCCCGGACAGGCGTCGCTATTCTCGGCGAAACTGTACGCGCTGGTAACCGGCGCGTTGAGCATCGACCTTCGCGCGCTGCGCACGGTGAACGGCGGAAGCGGCGACGGAAACGGGCTGAAGGTGCAGGGCTTCTACTTCAAGAACCTGGGCGCGAACGTGATGACCATCGTGGGTGGCGCCAGCAATGGCTACCTGATCTTTGGGACTTCCGGGAGCGTGAAGGTGCAGCCGGGGGGCGTGCTTGTCCTTTCCTGCAATGATGCCAGCGCCGATGTAGACGACACGCACAAGACCATCGATATCAGCGGCACCGGAAGCCAGACCTTTGAGTGCGCGTTGATTCTGGGCTAAGGCCGAGGAATGGTGAGTAGTGAATTCAGAATAGTGAATGAAAGGCGAGACGATGCCACAGATCGGCAAACTGACTTACAAACTCGTAATGGAAATGGACTGGGACACAAAGTCTGAGTTCGCTGAAGCCTGCGCGCGCGACGGCAAAGAGAAAGCCCTTGCGGACGGTAACAACGAACTTGCGCGGCATTACAGTTTGCGAATTAGCGAGATCCTTCACCAGCGCGCCTGGGTTGCGGAGTTGGCGAAGGAAGAGAACACAGCCGAGACGGCTGTGCCACATTCTTTGGAAATTCAATGATTGGTTTGTTCGACAAGATTTGCTCTACGCAGCGCCCCACCCTGAGCGAAAGCGCGCTTGGGACGGCGCGGTCGTATGGCGGGAACTATCTTGAGAACGTGCCTTGCGCATTGCAGCAACGGAGCGGATTGCGCGGCAGCGCGCGGGAACTGGGCGATACGAGCGACGGCCTTTCCTCGACGGTAGTTGAGTGGCGGATCTGGTTTCCCATTGGGACGGACATTCGGGGAGAAGACCGGGTGACCGTGAACGGACAGACTTACGAGGTGATCATTGTCGATCCCGACGTTGCGGGCGTTGGCCACCACGGCCATGCCGACCTGCGGGAGGTGCGCGCGTGATCAAGATCGAGACCGAAGTGAAACGAAGCTGGCTGGGTACGACAACGATTATGTCGAAAGTGCAGGGGATGGGCGAAAAGCGCCTTGGTTTCTTCGCGCACGACGTGGCCGAACGCGCGCAGAGCAATGCCGCGAAACTGCCCTTTGAAGAGCGGACGGGAGCGCTGGAGCACGGCATACAGACGACCCAACTCGGGCCGATGAGTCACAAGATCGAAACGACCAGCGGCCACGCCAGCTACATCGAATTCGGGACCAAGTTCATCGAAGGGAAAATGCCCTTTCTGTGGCCCGCTTACCGGGCTGTGAAGCGTCGATTCATGCGGTCCAAGAAATGGACCTGAGCAAAGGCGAGCATCATTGGTTTCTGTAGACACGATAGCCCACGAGGTGCTTACCCGGAGCGGGACCGGCCTGAATACGCTGGTTTCCAATCGGGTGTACTTCGCACTTGCGCCTGCGAGCTTTGGAAACACCGAAGCCGCGATTGTGATTCGTCCCGAGGACGGCATGGGTAATGTGTGGACGCCGGTTGTGGAGCGCAGCTACCTGGTCGAATGCTGGGGCGGGGACGCCGACGCCGACAACTGGGTTGGGGCGGAGTCGGTGTGGCGGGCGGTACGGGATGCCTGGCACGACGCCGGGAAGATCGAGACTTTGACGGGGGTGATGATGCAGGGCTGGGAAGAGCAAGCCGGGGTGCCGATGGTGCACCCCGTTACGAAACATAAGTACTACGTGTGCCGCGTTGGCGGTAAATTCAGAGGAGCGTGAAATGGCCGGAACCAATGCGAATGTAATCATCGAAAAGCCCCAGGGCGTGTTTTACGCGGACGTGGCCACGGCGGCACCGACCATTGCGGGGACCGTGGGCGGCACCGTGGACATGTCGGGCTGGACCGACGTGGGTTTTTATGACCCCGAGGGAAAGATCAAGATTTCCTTTGGCGCCAACGTGCGCAAGATACGGCCAGGAGGCATGGAAGGAAACCTGAAGGCCATCGCAACACAGAAGATGGCGACCATCGAGTTTTCCGGCATCGAGGACGTGATCGATGCGATGAAGCTGGCCCTGAACGGCAGCTCCGATAGCGGCGCGATCTCCGATGGTGGCGACGGCGAACTTGGGTATGTGGCGCTGATCATCGTGACCACGAACGTGGTTTACCACTTCAAGAAGGTGGCTCCGAATCACGAACTGGCCAAAGAGATCAGCGACACCGAAGAGAGCAAGACGCCGTTCGTGCTGGAGACCTACGTGGAAGAGGCGGCGACGGCAGGCGAGCGCCAGTGGAAGATCACCTCGCGCGCATAAGCTGGGAAGAGATTGGCCACGGAACGGCACGGAAGTGTACGGAAAGAAGCGATCCATGAGAACCGAAGAAGAGATCGAGCGCGGGGCACTGCCTGGCGTGGAGTTTATTACCCTGGGCGGGAGGGCTTATCCCGCGCTGGAGCCCACCAACGCGCGGGCCCGCATCATCCGCAAAGTGCTGGTGGATTACGACAATGCGCGCCAGGAGAAGGGCAAGAACGTGGCCGATCAGATGGAACTTGTCGAAGCAATGATCGACGCCTGTCTGAAGAATTTCAGCGACGAGATCGAGGCCGACTGGGAGCGAATTGCCAGGACTGCGACGGACAGCGAGCGCGTGAAGGCGGTGACGGTGGTGCGCGATTCGGTGATGGTCTGTTTCACGACGCTGGCGGAAACCGCGACGCCAGTGGGGAATCGGAAAGCGCGGCGCGAGAAGAAGTAAGCTGGGCGGCCATTTTCGATCTAGTGATGCACGAATACGGCATTGGTCTGCGGGAAATGGACGGCTTCTGGATGCCGGGCCGAACGCTGCTTTACCTGCGAAAGATTGGAGAGCGATACGCCAAGCAAAAGAAGGCCAGAAAGAACGCTGAATCGAAAACGATAAGCGAAAAAGACCTGTTTAATAGCGATTTCATGCGAGGCTGAACTTAGATGTCAATGAACGCGGGCGATATTGTTTTCTACATTAAGGGCGACGACTCCCAGCTTGAGTTGACCCTGAAAAATATAGACAAGCAATTCAGCCAGGTGAGCAAATCCGTGGGCCTAGGGATGATGGCCATGGGCGGGATGATCACTGGGGCGCTTGGCATTGGCGTCAACGCGGCGGTAGAGTGGGAATCCGCCTTCATCGGCGTGAAGAAGACCACGAACGCCACCACGGAACAGTTCAAGGAGCTTGAGCAGGGGATCATCGATCTTTCGCTTGAGGTGCCTGTAGCCGCGACGGAACTCGCGAAACTGGCCGAGATTGGCGGTCAGATGGGCGTGCCACGGGAAAACCTGCTGGCCTTTACGAAGACCATGGCGATCCTCGGCGAGACGACGAACATTGCCGGAGAAGAAGGCGCGGCGATGCTGGCACAGTTTGCCAACGTGGCGCAGGTACCCCAATCCGAATACTCCAACCTGGCCGCTGCGATAGTTGATCTCGGCAACGCGGGAAGCTCGACGGAATACGAGATCCTTGCGATGGGCCAGCGCATTGCGGGCGCGGGTGCGGTGGCAGGCATGAGCGCGGGCGATATTCTCGGGTTTGCCAATGCGCTCGTGGGTGTGGGCATTGAGGCCCAGGCGGGCGGCACGGCCATGAGCAAGTTGATCATCGGCATCGCGGGATCTGTGGCCCAGGGCGGCAAATCCGTCGAGGCCTTTGCGAAGATTGCAGGGATGTCGGCCAAGCAATTTACCGAAGCCTTCCAGAAAGATCCCGCCCAGGCAATCGCGAGTTTCATCCAGGGGCTTGCGCGTATCAAGGCCGAGGGCGGGAACCTGTTCGGCGTGCTCAATGCACTCGGGATCAAAGAATCCATCATGCGCGATGTGATGCTTCGCGCGACCCTGGCAGCGGATGACATGGCCGCGTCGGTACAACTCGGCAACAAGGCATTCGAGCAAAACAATGCCCACCTGGTGGAGGCCGAAAAGCGATTTGCCTCGACCGAATCCAAGATCCAGCTTTTCGACAATTCGGTGAAGGCGCTTTCGATCACCCTAACCGACACCCTGAAAAACTCCCTGGCTGATCGGATGGTGATGTTTTCCGAGTGGGCCAAGGACGTGCTTGCTGTGGCGCGTGCGCACCCGGAGCTGGTGGCGCAATTGATTCAGTTCGCGGGGGCGCTCGGGCTGGGCCTGGTGGCCGTGGGCGCGCTTTTGACTGCGCTCCCTGGTATTTCGATTGCGCTTGGCGCGATCACCCTTCCTGCCATGGCTGCATGGACCGGCATTGCCGCGCTGATTGGGGTATTGGCGGCGGCGGCCTACGCGGCCTACGAATGGGCCAGGGCGTGGCTTGCTGTGCCTGAAAACCTTGCTGTGGTGAACGCTGCGATTGATGCGGCGGGTCAGTGGATCGCGGGCGCGTGGGACTGGATTGTCGGCGTTTTCCGGACGGCAGTGAACTGGGTGGGCGGATTGCTCGATCAGTTCGTGGGCTGGGCTCGGGCGAACTGGGGGCAGATTATACAGATTTTTGAGAACGCCAAGACGGGCTTGCTCCTGATTGGCGGGATGCTCTGGGAGGGGCTGCAACTCGGCTTTAGCCTGCTGTGGGAATTCCTCTCTCGGGTGTTTGGCGAGATCGGAGAGGGCTTCATCGACGCATCAGGGGTGGCGCAGGACGGATCGGCCACGTGGCTCGATGCGGTGCAGGCGATGCAGGAGAAGACCATTCGATTTCTGGAAGTGCTGTCCAGGGGCTTTGAGAATTTCACCGACTTCATTTACTACATCTGGCCCTTGATTGGCGCCGGGATGGAGCTCGGAGCGAACCTGTTTATCGAACCAGTCATGAACATGCTCGACGCCTTTTACTGGATTCTGGATCAGGTTACCTGGGTGTTTGGCAAGCTTCAGGGGATGTGGAGTTGGATCGCTGGCGATTCCGGATTTGCGGGCGGCGTGAATATCCCGGGCCCTCCGGGACTGGCGACGGGCGGGGCGGTTTCTCGCGGTGGCTGGGCGATGGTAGGTGAGCGGGGCCCGGAGCTGGTGCGGCTGCCCCAGGGCGCGACGGTGTACGACAACCAGCAGACTCAGGCGGCGACGGGCGGCGGGGATAATTACTACATCACGATTCACTCGGCGGCCACGGACGCGGCGGGACTTTCCCGTGATCTGGCCCGTGAGATTTCGCTGAATCTTCGGGGGCGTGGCATCTGATGGCGCACTCGATGAGCATAGACGGAATTGACCTGGGCGGGCCGAACTACGGCTTTTTCGTGGAGAGCAACGACTTTGTGACGCCACCGGATCCCCGGGTAAATCGGGATCGGCTCGCGATGGCGGATGGGGATGCGGCGCAGGGCAGCAGCTTTGACGGTCGGACGGGGACGGTGAAGGGGATTGTGGTGGCGACGACGTGGGAGAACCTGCTGGCGCAGAAAGAGAACATCCAGCGAGTGACCTGGCTTACGCAATCGGGCAGCAAGGTTTTGGCATTTGATGCGCACGCGGGAAAGCAATGGCGGGGCCGGGTGTTGAAAGTTTCGTATGACAACGAGACGGCGACGACGGTGGATTTGACCTTGACGCTTTATGCGCCACAGCCATGGGCGGAAGCTGCGGCAGCCGTGGAGGTGACCGGGGTGGCGATTGGGTCGAGCCCGACGACGATTTAGTGATTGACAATGTTGCGAAGGATTGAACTTTGACACCTGACGGGAATCGATTGACAGATTGGGTGCTCACGCTGAAGAACGGCGGGAGTGCTGCGGCGTCGGTGCAGGTTACGAACGCCTATACGGGCGAGTCGGTGATCTGGGCGAACGTGCTGGCGGCGGATGCCTGGCTTCGTTTCAGCAGCGAGACTCAGCGGGCGGAGGTGAGCACGGATAATGGAGCGAACTGGGTGCGGACGAACCAGAACATGACCGGGGTTATTTGCCAGCTCATGGGGGGCGTGAGCAATCCGGTGACGATAACAGGATTGACCGGCGCGACCGCCGATTACAGCTACACGGCGAAGGAATAGGCCATTGACCCAGCGAGCGATACACAAAGTTGCGGATCGATGGTTCGCCCAGCTTAACGCGAGCGTGACCAGCGGCGATACGACGTGGGTCTTGAAGAATTCCGGGGCTACGGGCCTGCCAGCGGTCACCGCGTCCGACGACTGCGTGGTGCATTGCGGATCCGAGAAGGTGCTTGTTACTGCTATCGATGTGGACGTGCCGAGCGCAGGACTCGACACGCTGACGGTAGAGCGCGGCTATAGCGGGAGCACGGCGGCGAGCCATGCATCGGATGCCTTTGTGGGCCTTTACTACTATGAGGGATACCACAACGACCTGGCCGAGCGCGTGGCGCAGCTTGAACGTTTTGTGCTGGCAATGCTCAACGACGACAACGTGATCATCCAGGACGGGGGCTTGCTGGTGCTGGCGGATGGGGCCACGCTGGTCTTGCAGGTTACTCCGGGCGGCGCAATCGTGGATGGTCACCCCGTGGCCCTTCGCGAGACGGTGAGCCTGACCTTAACCGCGCCCACGGGGGGTGACAAGCGGATCGACACGATACGGATAAGCCAGTACGGCGTGGTGTCTGTGGTGACCGGAACGCCATCGGGAAGCCCAGCGGCACCGGCAGCGGGCACGGGCTATCTCAAACTGGCGGAAGTCTACCTTCGCACGGGCGCGACGCTGATTGACGAAATCGACGATACCGTGAACGGGTACGTAACGCAGACGGACGCCTATCATTGAGCGCTTTAATCGGAGATTGGATGCCGGGAACCCAGTACCTCTGGCCACTGCCTGGGGTGTCGGTTGCTGACGTGTTCGATTTGCCGAGTTGGGAGCGACCGACGCCGGAGAATCCATATACACCGCCTGTGCCCGATGAGACCTTCAGCGGTTCCCCGGGCTTCGACGGTGGCGGCGATTTCACGTTTCCCGCGGGCTTCGACGGCGCGCCTGTAGATGGGAGCTTCTGGACGGCGGGCGATCCGGACGACGAGAGCGACGGCGGAACCCTCGGCGTGGTTTCTGAAGACGGGGTGACGCTCATTCCCATTCGCGCGCACCGGGTGCGATTCTGGACGGTGGAGGTATACGGCGACGACGGGAAGCGCGAGGCCTACGTGCCCCATATCATCAGCGGGAAGTTCAAGCGGCAACTCGACCAGGCCAGCACGCTCGAGTTCAGCGTGGCGCTTGGAAGCGAAGGCGCGAGCGACCTGGTGCGGCCCAACTACGTGGTGCTGCGGGATCGGTGGGGCTTTGCGGTCGAGACTTTTCAGATTCAGCGACGTCGCCCGATTGGCAACGGCGATGCGAGCTACATCGAGGTTGTTTGCCAGGGGAAGATTGCGCAACTGGGCGAGGAGGTGGTGCTCGAATATCTGGGCAACGGCGCGGGCGCTACGGTGGCTGACCATATGACGGCGCTCCTTGACCTGCAACTGAAGGCATCGCCTGTGGAACTGGGGACCATTGACCCCGAGATTGCGGACATCGAGATTCCCTTTTACGCGGCGGACACGAGCATCCACGCGGCGATTCTTCAGCTTCAGATGGCGCTTCCCAAGGAATTTCGCGGGCGCTTTTACCTGGACGCCAAGGGGAAACTTCAATGGCGCGTGGCCCCAGGCGACACAACCGAGCAGGTGATTACGCGCGGGCGGAACGTGCAGAACATCACGGCGGAGATTGACTACGGGCTGCTGGTGAATCGCGTGTACATGTACGGCGACGGGCAGGATATCCGCGACCGGCTGAAACTGACCGACGCGGGCGAGGCCGAGGAATACCTCGAAGACGCGGACAGCATTGCGACGTGGGGGTTGAGCCCCGCGATCAAGGTGGATCGCCGGATTCGCTACCCCGAGACGCTGCTGCGGATGGCCACACGAATCCTTGAGGAATTCGCGGCGCCCCAGGTGAGCGTGGATGTGGATCTACTCGATCTGGCAAAGGCCGACGACGTGGGCGGGCGTTGGCATGACATTGAAATTGGTGGGCGCTATCGCGTGGTTGATTTGGCGCTTGGGCTGGATGCGCCTATCGAGATTGTGGGTATCGAGGTTGATTTTTCGCGGCCTGTGGCGGTTCGCGTGGAGCTGGCGAATCAGACGAAGAGCCTGGGCGATTTGATCAGCGATATCGTGGCGGCGCTGGAGCAGCCCCTTGATGTGGACGGCGAGCGCTATCCCACGATGGGACGGAACTACAGCGAGCGGGATCCACGGGAAGGTGGCGGCGGGGGCGGAAGTGGCGGGCGCGCGGGTGATGTTCGGTGGAACCCTGGAAGCGCCGGGGGTGGGTCCTGGGATGGTGACCCGCGCGCGCAGATGCACGATGGGGAAGACTGGCAAGACGCCGGGAGTGGTGAATTCCCCACTATCTGGTACACAGCAACGTCAAAGGCTGGCCTGCCGGATGCTTCGACAGTGGAAGAAACGGCACTGGGCCGCGTTACCGCAGGCGATCAGGCTGGCATGGTCTGCGTGGTGAATCCTGACAAAGATGGCTGGGATGCCATCAACTTCTTCGAGTAGAAAATGGGCTGGACCGTACCGACATATAGCGGCGTGAAAGCAACTGGCACCGTGAGCAACTGGCGCCAGGCTATGTTTGAGCTTTGCCGAGGAATCAACCAACGGCAGGCGGCCATCGCTACGACCAAGACACAGTTCTACAAAGAGGACGGGACGCTTGGATCCGACCTTGCGCTGTCCGACTTTCTCGACATGCGCATAAGCGGTTCGCTTCTCGTTTACAATAATCTGGAAAAGATACGAGGGGCTGTCAATGCGCTTGTTGGAACGGGGAAGTTTGTCACGACGGACGGCGGCGACACCGTGTGGAATACTGGAACCGTCGCCACGGCTATCGGGCACACCAACACGGACGTACCGGATAAGGCGACAGAGGCCCAGTTCTGGCAGATTCAGCAAGACACGCTGGACCTGCTGATCTACTGCAAGTTCAAGGATACGGTCGTTAATTCAACCGCGACGCTGGACATTCGCAGTCATTTCCCAGCGACAGCAACGACACCGAACGCTGCATGGACAGACGCGCTTGCGGACTCTCCGACAAGCGCAGCCGTGGGGCCAGGCAATGAAGGCGTGAGGCACACGCTTGGATTCAACGGAACGGTATACACCGCAGCCATCGCCGACAATGTGCAAGGCGGATGGGTGTATTTGGACTACGGCGGGGCGCTGACAAAGTTCTATTACGACTACTACGTATACGACGACGCGGGGTCAATCGGGACCGATCTTCCGTCGATTGATATCATGGTTAATTCTACGACCTTCGCAAGCGGTGTGGCCTATGGATCTTCCGGCCACAAGCGGATTGATCGCGAATTAGGCGCTAATGTTGACCTCGACATAACCGGCGGAACGACCTACGTCAACTACACGGCAAGCCATCCATCCACCGCGCCATGGACGCCCCCGAATGGGCCATCCGATTCCAAGTTTGTGGTGATCGACGCCATGACGATTTATACCAATCTAACCTCGGCGTTGACCGACCAGGCATAGGAGCCATTATGAAGAAATCTATCCCAATCATCCTCGCCATAGGGCTGCTGGCCGGTATGCTATCGGCATGGGCCGTAGAGCGAAAGACCGCGCTATTGATCGGGCCGAATCCAACGACGACGGTGCTGGAGCTTACCGAATACGGCGAGGTGAAGATTGCCGAGCGTGCGGCGGTTGGTGCGGTGCCTGGGGCAGGCTTCGGCAAGTTCTGGGTGAAGACTGGCGCGCCGAGCCTGCCGTACTTTACCGACGACGCGGGGACGGACCACAACCTGCTTTCGGGTGGCGGTGGCGGGGGCGGAAGCGGCGATGCGTTGACGACGGATGGACTGGACCAGTTCGCCGCGACGACCAGCGCGGAACTCCGTGGCGTTCTCAGTGACGAGACCGGCACCGGAGCGGCTGTCTTTGCGACGAGTCCTACGCTTGTCACGCCTATCCTCGGAACGCCAACGAGCGGGACTTTGACCAACGCGACGGGCCTGCCGATTGCGACGGGGCTTGCTTCTGGAACATCTTCGGATTTGGCGGGACGCCTGAGTGACGAGACAGGCACAGGGGCTTTTGTGCTCGCGAATTCGCCGAGCCTCACCACGCCTGCCCTGGGGACACCGAGCAGCGGCAACCTGGCCAACTGCACGTTTCCGACGCTGAATCAAAACACCTCGGGCAGTGCGGCTACGCTGACCACGCCACGCGCGATCTACGGAAATAACTTCGATGGCAGCGCGGCGCTTACGCAGATCATCGCTTCGACGTATGGCGGCACCGGCAACGGGTTCACGAAGTTCTCTGGACCGGCGTCGAGCGAGAAGACGTTTACACTGCCCAATGCGAGTGATACCCTGGGTGCGCTTGGCACCGTTGGAACATGGACGGCAGCGCAGTCGTTTGACTCCACGAAGTTCATCCTCAAGGGTTCGACATCAGGCACCACGACGGTCAACGCGGCTGCGATTGCTGGCACCACGACGCTCACGTTGCCCGCTGCGACCGATACGCTGGTGGGCAAGGCGACCACTGACACGTTGACGAACAAGACGTTCGACACTGCTGGCACCGGAAATAGCTTCTCTATCAACGGCGTAGCGGCAACGGCGAACACCGGCACGGGCGCGGTGGCACGGGCTACGAGTCCGACGTTTGTTACTCCTGTGCTTGGGACGCCGTCGAGTGGGACGCTGACCAATGCGACGGGGCTTCCAATTGCCACTGGCCTTGCTTCTGGAACCTCTGCGAATCTCGCGAGCGTGCTCACCGATGAGACCGGCAGCGGCAAGGTGGTATATGACACCTCGCCCACGTTGGTGACTCCGAATCTCGGAACGCCAAGCGCAGCCACGCTCACAAATGCAACGGGCCTGCCTCTGTCTACTGGTGTGGCTGGAGATCTGCCATTTGCAAATATCACGCAGATCGGTCAGTACGAAGTCCTTGGGCGTGTGGCCAGCGGAACGGGTGACGTGAAAGCGATGACCCGCGTTGAACAAGACACCATGCGCGAGGTCGAAACCGAGCTTACAAGCGCCACGAATGCGACCGCTTGGAATAGCGATGGTGTTCGTTTCTTCCACGACACGCTGACCGAAAACACGACGGTAAGCGCAGATAGCGGAACGGCACGACACAATCAGATCGTGATCTTTGCATTTCAGCAGCACGCCAGCGCGGCGAAAACGCTTGCATGGAATTCGAGCTTTGCGGCGGGGGCGACCTTTGCAAGCGCCATCCCGACAATGACAACCACGCTATCTGCGGTGAGCAGGTATATGTTTATCTACGACTCAAATAAAACGAAGTGGGTGCTGCTGGCCTACATGGAGTACTGATATGAGTCGAGCATTAATAGTCTCGCTTGCATGTTTGTTGATTTCGCATGTGTCCTTTGCGGCCACTGGCGACATCACGAGCGTTGAAATATCCCCCAGTGGCGCGGAGCCTTATGGCGCGTGTGCGGACATCACCATAGATGGATTCACGACCGGAAAGACCATCGATTTCGGCAGCGGACGCGGGAGCCAACTGAGCTACGCAGACATTGCGAGCGCGAAAATAGTGTTTACCGTTGTCAGCCAAGGCTACGATTCCACGGGCACGCTGGGAACGACGACACGGACAGTTTACGCGACCAGTATAGTTAGAAAGCCGTATCCAAATCAGACAGACAATCAAGAGCCATCGGCTACTGTGATTCGTGTGGCGCTGTCTGAGTTTATTTATTTGGACGACAATACCGGCACCGGAAAAAGTGGCACCGCGCCGACTGTCACAATCGCCGCTGGTGCGATCAGAAACGACGGCGGCGCAAGTCAAACGAACGCAGCCGCAACAAATTTGACTTGCACAAATTCGAGTGCTCTCGACTATCCAGACGTTATAGCGCGGTGGGATCGCGTGGCTGGCGTGTGTACGGCGGACAGGGTGACCGGCGCATTCACGATGGCCGCACGGGCCTATCACCGGTTCGGAATCGCTGGTGTTCGCTTCGACGCCACAGGCGAGACAAGCTCTGTGAATGTGAATAGCACCGCAACCACGCGGACGGCAACGCAGCGCAGCGGCTCCGGTCTATGGGCAGAGGCATACCATAGCGCAAGCACCGCGATCTCTGGAATGACTGACGACGAGCTAATTGATCTTCGGTTCAGGGCTTATCCATCAGTTGGCGATGCCGATAACGTGGTAGACACCAATAACTACACAACGGCTGCTGATGAATGCCTTGGCAGAAACAAATCCATTGTCCTGTGCGACAAGGACGTGGACGGCAATATATACGGCGTTGTGTCAAGTTCTGGAAATGACACGACGGGTGCGACATCAACCACGCTCGCGACCGCCGAAGGCACGCCTTATCTAACGATTGAGGAGGCCATAAAGGACGGTGCTACAATTGTGTATTTGCTGGACGGCACCTTTGATTTCCCGACGCTGTCAACAAGGCGAACAACCAACGAATGGGTAGTGGTCAGGCATCACCCAACGAGTTCAAGCGAAGCGGGTGCGATAGTCTTATTTAATGGGATTCTACAGGCGTACAAGGTGCAGCGCCTCATGTTGCAAGACGTGACTGTCCGCGTTGCTGGGACAACATCTGGACCATGGGGCGAAAACCTCAATTACTTGAGAATCAATAGTTGCGACTGGGACAAGAACTCAATCGGCGCTGGGACCGTGAGTTTGGGCGAGGAGAACCTATGCACCTATATTGATAACTGCGTTGGCGATCTTGGCGAGGATACATTCAGAAAATCATTGCAGTCATCTGATCGAATCGCATTTTGCTTCGATGGCACGGACTTCGGAACGCCCGCGTCGGCGGCTACATTCCCGTCACCTGCATTCGAGGTTTGTGCATCTAAAGTTCGCGGCGCTGGTCTTATACTTGGCAATCTATCGTCTCCAAATCCTGCGCCGGATCGAAACAATTTCCTTTTCGATTTCAACGAATTTAAAAATATCGGCAGTACAGATGTAATGGTTCTTGGGGATGACGCGGCAATCAGTGGGGTCGCGATTGTAGGCAATGTTATAGAGAGCACGGCAACTGTCTCGACACCCATCACAGAGATCGCCGCGACCGCCACGAACACCACGGCAACAAATGTCTTGCTTTGGCATAACTCGTTAATTGGTGAGCGTGAAAATCTAGCTTACGACGGCACGACAACAGGAGCACCACACAGGCACACGAATTGGAGTGTTAAATACAACGTCTTTGAGGACACGCACACAAAGGCTGATGTTTTCTACACCAATGCCAGCCTGATCGGCAGTTGGCCTGTGGTCTACAAGGTGGGATTCCTTGAAAATCACGATATCGATTTCACATCCAACACATCTGGCGGTCAGGATTGGTTGGTCAACGGATTTGGACTAACGACCGGCGATCCCGTAATGGTGGACGACGCTTCGTCCGGTGACTATGGCGACGATTCAGGCAACGGTGATTACACACCTGATGCCGGGTCGCCACTTCTCGGTAGGCTCCCGTCTGGGCTCAGAATTGTAACGATAGACATGTATGGAAACGGCGTCATAGATGGTGGCGACATCGGGGCGATTCAGGTATCTACGGAGTGCACATCGGGCAGCACGGGCTGGGTTTTGCTCCAGACCGCCAGCCAGACCACGACAGCAGACGCGGACTGGGCCAGCACTGGCAACGCGCTTGTAGATGACGCCAATGCCACGACATCAAGTGTCCCGGATAGCGGGTACAGTGAGACCCTGAAATTAACCAATCCCGCGTATGGCACCTCGATTCCGACAGGGGCGACGTACACGGTATCCTTCCGCATCAAGCACAAGGGCACGGGTGGCGGAGGCCGCAGGGCGCTGGATTCCGTCGTGCAGTTTATCGACGACAC